CGCAGGCGGACTACGTGAGCGAGAACGTCGTGGGCGTGCTCGTGCTGCGCGATCTCAACGGCACCACGGTCATCACCTGCAACGGCGCGTTCATCGAGGACATCCCAGACTTCGCGTTCGGCTCGACTCGCGGGCAACGGACGTGGGTCTTCCAGTGCGCTGAGATCGTCGTATTCGCGGGCGGGCACACCATCGCGTAGGATCTACACATGCTCGACTCCATGCTCGCGTCCGGTCTCGCTTTCGTCGAGGGTCTCAAAGATGTCGACTGCAAGCCTGGGATCGTGCAGCTCGCCATCGACACCGACGACCAGGGAGCGCCCCTGGTCTACACCAGTGCCAAGCTCCCAGCCTCCGTCGGGCTCGAGCTGATGCCGCGGGTCACCACGCTGATCGGCTCGGCGCTCACGCGCTCTGTCGTGACTGGTGATGGAGCCTTCGACGCGACGGTGATCGTGCGCGTCGCCGATCGTGCGATGCACGACGGGCTCGTGCCGCTGGTCCGCGACCTGCTGCAGCGCGTGCAGGTGAGCCGCTACCGCGGTGGTCCTGGTGGCGGTCCGCTGCTGCCGAAGTTCGATGACCACTTCGCAGGCGAGTACAGCCACCTCGCTAAAGTCTGCGCGTTCGTGATGGCGCACAACCTCAGGGGCCCTACCTTCGGCGCCCGCTGACGAGCTGGGCGCCGAAGAAAACCCCGCACTCGGGGCCGCACAAAGGCATCGATTACGCCAACGTCCACCCCTTGATCGGCAACCTATGCAGCCGCCCCGAGGGCGGACTAGACGTCGAGATGTACCTCGCGCTCACCACCACCCTGTCGCTCGATGCAGCGTACGACCTCGCGGAGATCGACGAGGTATCGCGCTCGTGGCGTGATGCGGCGCAAGCGAACATCGATCGCGGCGTCGAGATCAAGCGCAGGAAGGCGGGCAAGCGATGACGACGATCGCGGAGTTCTTGGTCGGGCTCGGCTTCGACGTCGACACCAAGCCGCTCGACGACGCCGCCAAGAAAGCGAAGGAGGCGGCGGACAAGTCCGCCGCGAGCTGGGGGAAGGTCGAGGCGGGGATGGCGAAAGTCGGCAAGGCTGCGCTTGCCGCCGGCGCAGGACTGCTGCTGTTTGCGCAGCAGTCCGCCTCCGCGGGGGACGAGATCGGCAAGGTCTCGCAGAGAGCAGGCCTCGCGACCAAGGACTATCAGCGCCTGCTGTTCGCGGCGAAGCAGAGCGGAGCAGGACAGGCTGAGCTCGCCGACTCGTTCAAATCCCTGTCGATGCAGATAGTCGAGGCTGGCAAAGGCGCCGGCCCGGCATCCGACGCTCTCCGCACCCTCGGCATCCGAGCCTCCGAGCTGATCGACCTGAGCGCGGAGGAGCGATTGGGGAAGATCGGCGACGCGCTCAACAATCTGTCCAACCCCGCTTTGAAGTCGCAGATCTCCCTTACGCTGCTAGGAGGCTCGGCCGACAAACTGATCCCTTTGCTCGACGAGGGCAGCGTCGGAATCAAGCGACTCGGAGACCAGGCGGAGCGGCTCGGCGTCGTCATGTCTGACGAGGCGATCAAGCAGAGCACGAAGTTCACCGACGAGCTCGGCGAGCTCAAGGCACAGATCGATGGTGTGACGGCGAGCATCGGCACAGCGCTGATCCCCATCGTCCGAAAAGCGATCCAGAACTGGGAGTCGTGGGCGGTCGCAATCGGCAGTTTCGCGACGGCGCTTGCCGCAGTGAAGCTCGTCAAATTCGCCCACGAGATGGGTCTAGTCGGCTCGGCGATGGGCGCGATCAAGTGGGGGGCGGGGATCGGAGGAGCCCTGGCATTCGGTGTGGCGGTCGGCACCGCGGCGGATCAAATGTTCGGTCTGTCTGACGCCATCGCAGGCGTGAAAAATACACAGGGCAAGCGCGGCGTGGGGGCGTTCGTCGGGGAGTACGACGCCGGCGATTTCGCCAAGATGGGTGATCTGAAGGCGGAGCGTGCCGCCATCGAAGGCGACCCACGACAGCGCCGGGACCAGGCTCACCGCATCCGACAGATCGACGAGGAGCTCGCGGGGATCGAGGGCGCCGCGACGAGGCGAGTGACGGCGCGGCAGGGTGGCGAAAAGCTGCGGCAGATCACCGTCGACGCCGGCAACTACGCCGCCCGCGAGAACGCCACCGCGAACATCACCGCTGCGGCGGCCGCTACAGAGAGGGCAGCTGCGCGCGCGCGCGAGATGAAAGCGCGGCGTGGCGGTAAAAGTGCGTCGTTCTCTGCCGACGTTTCGGCGTACGACATCGACGCGGACGAGCGATTCGGCGAGGAGCTGGCGATGCTCGCCGAGCGCTACGGCGCCGGCTCGGTGGCGGTGGACGAGGCGACCAAAGCCGCGGGCTCGGCACTCGAGAGTGGCGCCCTCGATTCCGTCGCGCGAGAGGCTGCGCTGTCACGGCTAGGCTCGAGCGTCGGTCAGGACCTCACCAAGAAGGCGGGCAGCGGAGACCCGCTGATCTCGGCGATCTTCGGCGAGGACGTGCCGGACATGAAGCTCTCGCAGATGGCGATGGGCGCGGAGCCGCAGGTTCTCATCGCGACGATCAACAACACCTTCACCTTTGACAATGACTTCTCGATCTCGGGCGCGGGCAACCCCGGGGACGTCGGCAGCTCCGTCGCGGCGGCGCTACGCGATGCGTTCCAGGGCGCGATCGCTGCGTCTACCGTCACGGCGAAAGTGAACTTCGCGAGGTGAGCAATGGCGGCAACAAACCTAGGCACCCTGCTACGACCGAACACCGTGAGCATCTTCGCGGGCGACCCCGCGTCCAAAGGCAAGGTCGTGGCTTTCTTGCTCAAGGACGTGGCGGTGCCTGTGCCCGGTCGCGTGCGCCTCGACCTGCTGCGGCAGGTGTCCGCGAGCTCTCGCGCGACGGCGGCACGGAGCCCGGTCGAGCGCGTCGTGGTCGACAACATCCGGATGGAGCCGCGCACCGTGACTGTCACCGGGCAGCTCTCCGCGACCCCGCTCGGTATCCTCGGCGTGGCGCTCGGGTCGTTCGGCTCCATCGTCCGTCGTGACCTCCGCGAGCTCGCCAAGCTGCGCCGGATTCAAGAGCGTCGCGAGCCCGTCGTGCTCGTCACACCGGGCGAGGTGTTCTCGTCGATGTCGATGTCGATCGACGAGTCGCACGTGGGTGATCATCGCGTCGAGCTGACGCTGACGTTCGAGGAGATCCGCATCGTCAGTCCGCTCTCGCTCGTCGGGGAGCTCGATCTGAACGCCATGTTCGGCGGCGCATCATCGGCGCAGCAGATCGGCGGGCAGCCAACGGAGCTGGTGACCGCCCCCGCTGGCGTCGCCGGGGGGCTCGGCTGATGGAGCAGCTGATCCGCATCCGCATCCGTCGGAGCGACGAGCTGCGCGCGCCCGAGCAGTACATCGACTTCGCGGACGGCACCCGTGCCGGGCTCCGAGCGCGGTACTCCGCGATGACGGATCGATGGCACCTGTGGATCCTGGCGCTCGACGGCGAGGTGATCGCGTACCTCGGCGCCGCCGTGCCGGGATATGACATGCTCCTCGGGCACAAGCACGACCCGCGCGTACCTCAGGGCGAGCTGTTCATCTACTCCGAGGATCGAGCGCCACCCAACCGCGAGACGATCGACGTCTCCGCGTGGGTGTTCTATCGCCCGGTGGATCTCGTATGATCACCTTCCCGAGATACTACAAGCCCGGGTGCCTGATCACGATCTCGGGGCTCGTGATCGACGCTGCGATCGCAGCGGCGCTCGGCATCCCCGCGCCGCGCGTGGTGTTCGCGATCAAGCGCTCGATGACTCCGACCCCGGACACCTGCAGCCTCACCGTGTACGGGCTCGCGCCCGAGCGCGCGACGGCGATGCTCACGTTGTTCGCCGAGATCGGGCGCGCCCCGATGACGCTCGCGATCGGGTACGACGGCATCACAGGTCTCGCCTTCACCGGCGACATCCGGTCGATGCGTCTCGACCGCTCGCAGCTCGACCACGCGCTGGTGATGACAGCCGACGACGGAGGCGACGCGATCGCCGACGCGGTGCTCCCCGCTGAGTTCGTTTCCACCGCCGGGGCCTCCGCGCGTAGACAGATCACAGCCGCGGTGCTCGTCATGTCCGCCGAGATCGCCAAGAACGGGCGACCTCCAATCGTCGAGCACCCGTCGGTGGCGGCTGCGGTCGCCGGCACGAGCGTCGCCGCGTCGACGCTGATCTACACCGCGGTGCGCGTCGGCACGGCGAGCGACTTGTTGAACGAGGCGGCGCGCCTGCTCGGGGTGCGGTGGTGGCTGCGCGACGGGATGCTGTTCATGGCGGCGCGCGGCATCCCGACCGACCACAGGGCGGTGCTGCTGCCGCGTGCGCACTGGCTCGACACGCCGAGCGAGGATGCCGAGGGGCTGATGCACGTCAAGACCTTCGCCGACCCAAACATCACGCCGGGGCGGATGATCGCGATCCAGGGCAGGCTCTCGATCGGCGAGGTGGACTGGCTGCGCGTGGAGACCACCGACGTCGCCGGCGACACCGAGGGCTCTACCCCGTGGTCCACCACGTGTGTGTGCCGTAGACTGGTGGGGGCGTGACCGACCGCCGCGACAGCATCGACGCAGTCCCCCCGTCCGCCGTGCTCGGCGACCTCCTGTCGCTGATACGCCGGGGGATCGAGCTCGACCTGCGTGTGGCTGCGCCGGCGCACGTGATCGCCTATATGCCCGCCACCCAGCGCGTGACGGTGGCGCTGGGCTTCCTGCCGGTGCTGTTCACGCGTGTCCCCGGAGCGACGGACATCGAGGTTCCGCAGCCCCCGATCACGATCCCGGACGTGCCGGTGCAGTGGGGCGGTGGATCGCTGGGGTACGTCACCACGCCGCTCGTGCCGGGCGACACCGGACTCGTCCTCTTCACCGACCGCTGCCTCGCCGCGTGGCGCCAGACCGGCGTGCCGAGCGACCCCATCAACGGGCGCACACACGCCCTGGGCGACGCGGTGTTCCTCCCGGGCTGCAGGGCGGACCTCGCCCCCATCGTCCCGCCCACCAGCCTAGTGGCGACGGTGGTCGAGGGACCGCTCGTGTGGCTGGGCGCCGGTGCGACACAGCCGGCGGTGCTCGGCACAGCCCACGCCGCCGCGCTCATCACGTTCTCGGAGGCGATCTCGTTGGCGGCCACGACGTGGGCTGGGGTGCCCGGAGCCCCGGCGGTGACCTTCGCGTCCGCGGTCGAGGCGGCGTGTTCCGTCTTCACGGCGGCGATCCCCGCCACCCTGTCGGCCAAGGTGCTGGTGCAGTAGGGGGCGCAGCCCCGGTGCTACACTTCCCGGGTGACCGACTTCGCGATCGCAAACACCGGCGGGGGGTTTGACCTCGATATCGTAGACGGCGATCTCGTGCTCACGGCCGGGATCTCCCGCGCCGCCGAGGTGGCGCAGCGGGTCACCTACCGGCTGATGACGTGGCTCGGCGAGAGCCCCTATCAGACGACCGCGGGCATCCCGTACGAGGATGTGGTGTTCGGGTTTGAGCCGGTCCCCGGGACCGCCTCGCTGCTCGTACAGGTCATCCTCGACACCGAGGGAGTCGACGGTCTTGCGGAGGATCCAGTGTTCGTGCTCGGCGACGATCGCCAGCTCTCGATCGCGGTGGCGATCACCGTCGGTGAGGACACCGTACCAATCAGCCTCGCGCTAGACGGGGGGCTCTGATGGCCGCAACGATCGACGCTGCCGGGATCACGATCCAGCCGTACGACGAGATCCTCGCGGAGATCGTCGAGGCGCTGGCGACCGCCCTCACCCTCACCGAGGCGCAGGCGTACCGCGTCGCCACCGACGTGCGCTCGAGCCTCGGGCAGATCGCCCGCATCGAAGCCGAGCGCGAGGGCGTCATGCAGCAGACGTTGCTGGACGTGTACAACACGCTGAGCTTCTCCGCCGAGGGGGCTGCGCTCGATCGCACCGTGCGCCTGCTCGGCGTCACGCGCTCTCCGGCGATCTCCTCGCGCGTCGAGGGTCTCGCCACCGGCACCAACGGCACGGAGATCGCCAACGGCGTCCGCATCCGATGGAACCGGACCGGCTCGGTGTGGGTCGTCGTCGATGGTCCGTACACGATCGGCGCCGGCGGCACCTCGATCTTCGTCGAGGGGGAGGTGGCGTCCGATGCCGTCGTGGTCCTTTCGCCCGCCGCGAGCTCGGACGATTGGACCGTCCTCGACACCGTGATCGGGTGGTCCGACGTCGCCGCGCCTGACGCCTTCGATGCCACCGCGCAGCCGGTGATCGGCGCGGCTCGGGAGTCCGACGCGGCGCTGCGGGGGCGAGCAGGCATCGAGGCTTTCCGGCGCGCGCAGGGTCCCCTGCTCGCGATCGACGCCAACGTGGCGGCGGTGCCCGGCGTCACGTACGTGAGGACGTACGAGAATCGCACGCTCGCGATCGACGCCAACGGGCTCCCAGGAAAGTCGATCAACACGGTCGTCGATGGCGGCGACAACACCGAGATCGCGGAGGCCATCTTCGCCGCGCGCCCAGCCGGCGCCGAGGTGCACGGCACCGACGTGACGGTCGTACTCACCGACGCGTACGGCTTTGCGCAGACGATGCGGTTCGATCGCGTCGCCGCGGTGCCGATCTGGATCCGAGCCACTCTCACCACGAGCACATCCGAGGAGGCTACTACGCCCGGCATCGTCGATTCCGTCGCGGCGCTGCTGCTCGAGCAGGCTCCCATCGTCTTCGGGATCGGATCGGATGTCCTGCCGTGGCGCATGGCAGCAGCGATCGGAGCGGCAGGGTACGAGGGCGTGGACAACGTCGTCGTCGAGCTGTCTCTCGATGGCGTCACATACTCCACCGCGCGGCGTGTGATCACTACGCGGCAGCGCTCCACCTACGCCGCCGCGCGCATCACCGTGTTGGAGAACTGATTATGTCCACGGGGATCGACAAGTAGATGGCGAATACAGATCCATTCGACTTCGACTCGAGCGATGCAGTGTTCGCCGCGGCGAACTCTCTCCTGCTGGTCGCGCCCAAGCTCAACCACAACGCCGCGGGCGTGCCCGTGGGCGCGCTGCCGGAGAGCTTCGCCACCCGTTTCTGGACGGCCGAGATCGCGAATCTCGTCGACGATTTCATCCTCGCCACCCGCTCTCGCGTGCGATGGCTGCGTCACGGCACGGGCTCACCCGAGGACGTCGTGACTGCTCCGGTCGGTACCGTGTACGTCCGCACCGACGCACCGACAGCCGACCTCACTCTGTACACCAAGGGGTCCGGGGTGCTCGCGACGGGCTGGGTGCCGGTCAGCAACAGCGCGACACTGACGGCATCCACCGACGTGCAGTCGCAGATCACCGCCGGCGCAGGCACGTGGGTGAAACCCGCGTGGGCGACCGCCACCACCCCGGTGCGTGTGATCCTGCGCGGTGGAGGTGGAGGTGGAGGTGGTGGCGGCACCAGCCAGTCCAACGCCTTCGGCGGGGCCGGCGGGGGCGGTAGTGCGTGTGTGATCGTCGACCTTCTCGCGGGCGATCTGCCCGCAACCGTCGACTTTTCCGTCGGTGACGGCGGCGACGGCGGTGACGGCGGTGACGGATCCGGCGGCTCTGTAGGCAGCGACGGAGCGCAGGGAGCCAACGGAGGCAACACAACATTCGGCACCGGCGCCTATCTCGTAACCGCCTTTGGCGGTGGCGGTGGCGGATGGGGCAACAATGCGTCGGTCAACCAGCGCGGCGGTGGCGGTGGCGGTACCGGTGGGGCGGGCGAGCAGGGCAGCACCGCGTCGGATGTCGGCGGCGCCGGAGGGGCACCCAACAGCGTGTCGCAGTCGGTATCGGTGAGCGGTGGATCGGGCGGACAGTCCGGTCGCTCCGGCGCGGGCGC